CTGCAGCGGTATCTGGCGCAGATAGGCGAGCGTCTCCTCGCGCGTCGAGCTCTCGATCGTCTCCTTCTGCGTGGTCGTCGTGGTTGTCGTGGTGCGGCCGGCGGTCGATTTCGACGTGGTGATGACAACCGGCGACGACAGAGCCGCCGCGCTGTCGGAGGCCCATTCGGTGGCGCTCTCGGTCCAGTAGTCGACCGGCGGGTTGATCGTCATCGACGCCGGCAGCGGCGTGAAGTTCTGATAGGGGTTGATCTTGGTGCAGCGGGTGGCGAGAGCCTGCTCGACCGCGACTTCTTCCGTCCAGTTCAGCAGCGTCACGCCGGGCAGGTTGACCGCATGGAAGGTCGGGTCGATCGCCAGCCGCAGCAAGCCGCCGAACACGGCCGCGGTCTGCGCCTCGCCCTCGTCTCGGTAGCGGTCGGAGGTGAAGGGATCGACGAACACGCCGTTCTTCGAGATCGGCTCTCGGCTGTCAATGTCGCGCTGCAGGCGCTCGAGCGCGATCAGGTCCAGAGCGTCGACCAGGCTGTTATACATCCGGTCGATCTTCGCCATGGTGTAGGCGCGCACGCCGATATTGGTGACGTTCGGCGTGCCGGTCCAGATGTTCTCGAGCAAAGCGAGCGGCAGCACGTCGGCCGGCACCGTCGGCGGCAGCGAGTTGGTGCGGCTCGAAACGCCCTTCAGGTAGACCGAGTTGCCGTCGCTATCCAAACCGAGCACGTCGACGCGCGGCAGCTTGAAGTCATAGTCGACCTGTATCTGGCCGCCGTTCACGCCGCCGGCAATGGTGATCGAGGTCGCGGTGATGTCGGTCGGAACGACAATGCCGAGATAGCGATATTTGACGGTATAGCTCGACCCGGTCGCCGGCTCCGCGCCGCCGGCCGCCCATGAGACGAGGTCGCCTGCCTTTGTGTAATCGGCCGCCGTGGCATAGGTCGTCGCACCCTGCTTCACCTCGAGGATGGCGGTGACGCCAGTGTTGGCCAGCGCGTCGGACCCGTTCGGGGTGCCGCCGCGAACGACCGTATCGGTCACCTCCTTCTCGACCAGGACTTCGCGAATGGTGGCGATCGGCCCATGGTTGAGCGTGACGACCGTCGGGTTGGCGCCGAAGGTGTGAACCTCGGTCGGGATGCGGAAGAGATCGAAGCTTTCCGTCTCGCGGTGGCGCAGCGCCGCATAGCGCGTGCGCTTCTGGCCCTTGATGTTGGCAACGCCCTCCGCGATCGAGAAGACCTGGTCGGCGCCATCCTTGCCCAGCGCCGACACGGAGCAGCCGGACACGATATAGTTTCCGTTGGCGTCGAAGTCGTAGATCGCGAGCTGCGCGTTGATGCCGGTGAGATTCGGCGGTGGGGTCTGGTCGATCGCGACGCCGTCCTTCAGCAGGTAGACCGAATAGAGATCGCCTTCGCCGCCGTCGCCGGAGAAACCCCAAGCCAGCGCGAAAATGACGCGCGCGGCGCCGGCTTCGCCCTCGGACAGCGAGCCTGGCATCAGGCCGAGCAGAGCGGGCTCCTCGAGCTCGGTGACATAGGTCTCGATCACGCGCACGCCGATATGCACGGCGCCCGCCATCGGAACCGCAGCAAGCACGGCGCCCGGAGCGTCGAGAACGCGACCGTTCACATAGAGCCTGCCGGGCGTGAGCGTCACCGTGCCTGCCTCGGCGTCGATGATGATGTCGGCGCCCTCGACGCGGTCGCCGTCGCGCGCGACCAGGTTGCCGATCGAGCGGATCTTCCGCTGCAAGAGCGACTGCGCTTCAACCATCTCGGCCGCCTGGCCAATCTTGCCTTCTCGCGTCAGGACGCTGTCCCACAGGGGAAAGGCGATCGAGCGGTCATAGGCGCCCGACAGGTTGGATTTGTGCTCGTGCATACCGCCTCAAACGATCTTCAGGAGAGCGCGAAAACGTTCGCGCGATGTCATGCCGAGAAGCGCCGGCACTATGGCGAAATCGCCGACGATGGTGCCGCCGGAGAGCCCCGCGCCGGGCAGCCACATGATGCCGGCCGGATGCGCACCGACCGGCGCGCCGCCAAGCGTCACACTCCAGGACCGGATGGTCTCGCCCTCGCCTTCGCCGAGTTCCAGCGTGGCTTCGACATAGATGTTCGGGCCGACACCGCTTGCCACGACCCAGCCCTGCCCTGCCGCCTGGTAGTAGCCACCGAAGGAAGCGCTGACCGGCCGATAAACCCGCGCCTTGCGGAAGCCGATCGGCGAGCCGTCCTCGCGATAGACGCCGATCCAGCAACTCTTCGCCAGCAGCGCGGTCGCGATGATCTGCGCCCGCGACAGAGCCGCATCCGAGACCCATTTGAGGCCGGGCGAAATCCAAGGGAACGGTCCCCAGCCGATCGACCCGCCCTCGACCGGCTCGATCCAGGCGCCAAGCGCGCTCAGCTCGGCTTCCGTCAGATCGTGCTGGCCGGCGTCGAAGGTGCGGCCGAACGACCATTTGACGCCGCCGACATGGAGGAAGACGCCGGAACTGTCGCCCCAGATACCATCGCCCCAGCGCGACCAGGCCCAATCGTGCTCGCGCACATTGTAGCCGTTCCAGGCGCGGTAGAACTCGGAGCGGACCGGGTCCGACAGGCGCACCACGGCCTCGATCGCGCCGAGATCATCCTCGTCGTCGCGGAAACGATCGAGCTCGAGTTCGTAGAGATGCCATCGGGTGCGGCGCACCGGCGCTTCGTAGAAAGTCGAGAAGGCGTAGCCTACCCATGTCAGGCTTTCGGCCACGCCCTGCGGCGTGCCTTTCACGCGCTGCCAGCGGAGACCGTATTCGATGACCGAGGCAAGGTCGGGCAGATATTGCGAGATCGCGCCGAGCCCGTATTCGACGACAAGCCACGGCAGGATCGACGGTTGAACCGGCGCGAATTTGAAGCCGCGCAGTTCCTCGAAGCCCGGCTCGAGCTCCGGCAGGCGGTCGAGCGATTCCGACAGCGCGCGCTCGAAGGCCGTCGCGTTCTGCGGCAGCAGGTTCTGCCGATCGGTCACCGGTCGCGGCCCCTGTAGGTTAGGGTGACAGTGCCTAGCTTCACCGCGGCGCCGTCATCAATGATCGTGTCGACGACCGGGGCGGCCAGGGACACTTTTTGGACGCCAGGCACCTGGAGTTTCGAGACCAGCCACGAGCGCGTCAGGTTGAAGCCGAGCCCGCCCTCGTCGGCGAGCGCCTGGCGCATCAGCGCCTCGAGGCTGTCGAACACGGTCATCGGCGTCGTCGGCAACAGCCAGATATCGGCGGCGACGTTGACCGTGGCGCTGGTGGCGGACAAGACCGTGATGCGGTCGGAAATCACCCGCACACTGCTCTTTTGCACCTCTGCATCGACGGCGGCGAGCAAAGCGGCGTCAGGCTCGCCGAAATTGTCGGTCGCAAGCACGGCAATGCGGATGTCTGGCCCGGTGCCGACGCGATAGACGGCGACATCCTTGACGCGGATGCTGGCCCGGAATGCGGCGTTTTTGTACCAGTCCTCGGAGCCGGCCGTGGAGCGGCCGGAAATGGCAAGCACAGTGCGGGCGCGAAGCCGGTCATCCATCTCGCCGTCGAGCTTCACGACATCGTAGAACGCGGCAAGGTGTTCGAGATCGGCGCCGCCGGCGAAGGCGAGGAGGTTGGCCTTGACGGCGTCGTTGATGGCCGCCCGGTAGAGGACCTCGCGGAACGCGCCGACCTGCAACTGGATGTTGCCCGGCTCGCCCTCGAGGTCGATGATGCCGGAGACGTCGAGCCCGCTGGCTGTCGCCAGGTCGACGAAGACGGCCTTGATCCCGGCCAGCGCGGCAGCCTCGGAGGTGACGCTGATCGCCTGCGGATCGGGCAGGCCCTCGAGCGTGGATAGATCGAGCATGGCGGTTCCTGCTTCCGGGCGAAGCCCGCAAGGCCGACTGGCCGTCGCGGCTGATGCCGCGCCCCACCGGAGCCGCAGGCGGCGAAGCCGTGCGCGGCGTGAGGCTATGAAGAAGTTACGATCAGTTGGCCGCCGGCCTGACCGAGGCGCAGCGAGACGGTGCCGGCCGGCGTGAAGTCGCCGAGATGGGCGCGCGGCCGGTAGATGCCTTCGATGACCCAGGCGGAAGCGCCGGCGCGGTCAAGTGTCAGCGGCGAGATGCGCGTCGGCGTGAGGCGCGGCTCGAAAAGCAGGATCACGGCCGCGACCGACCACTGGAAGCGGATGACGGTCTGGACGTTGGCGAGCTCGCCGAGCAGCGCCGGGACCGGACTGCCGACATATTCACGCAAGACGCGCTCGAAATAGCGTGTCGTCAGCAGGATCTCGATCGCCTGGATGACGTTGTCCCAGCCGCTCTGCCGCAGCCCGTTCGAGCGGTCCATGCCGAATTGTTCACTTGCGCTTCCCGCGCCTGCTCTGCTTCGCCGGAGCGTCGGCCGATCCATCAGCCTTCGGCTGCGCCGGCTCGACGACATGGCCGCGCAGCCGCTCATAGGCCGCCTGCGACCGCGTCATTTCGACGGTCGAGCCGGCGGCGCCGAGCTTCGGCGCGCGATGGGGTGACGACGAATTTCATGGAAGCTCCTAGTCGGCGGCGAATACTTTCGAGGAGCCCTCGACGATCGGCCAAAGGCCGGTCGAGGATCCCGACATGACATGGACGCGATCGCCGATGCGGGCGACCTTCTTCCCCTCGGCCGCGCCGAGGTCGACGCGGGATGCCGACAGTTCCGCGCGGTCGCCGCCGCCGTCGAACAGCATCGTCGCCCCGCCGAAGGTCGACAGGATCCGCGTGCCGGGATCGGAAGACGGCGCGGCGTTCTGGTCCGAAAAGGTCATCGGCAGCGCTACGGCCTGGCGCATGTCGCCATGCGGCGCGACCAGCATCATCTGCTGGCCTTGCGTCGGCGGCCGCCAGGACTTTTCGGTGCCAGCGATCTCGCCCCACGGCCGCAGGGGCGACAGGAATTCGCGGCCATTGGCGTCCGACAGCAAGAGCTGCACGCGCTTGGCGTCGTGATCCACCTTCTTCACCGTGCCGAACCGCAGGTTGCCGGCGACCATGCGCTTTAGCGCGGCGATATCGGCCTGCAGGCCGAGGATGACCTTCACCAGTTCCGTGTCATGCATCAGGCGGACCCGCCGAGATCGGGATCGGGCAGGATATCGTCCGTCAGTTCGGTCTGCTCGCCGTTGATGACGGTGCCGACCTGGTCGAACCCGACGACTTCGCCGGCATCGGGCGGCGCGACGCCCAGCATGGCCGGCACCGCGGCCGTCGTCATCAGGGTCGACTGGATCTTCTGCCAACTCATCAGGTCGACGCCCTTGGCGAACTCGCCGCGCATGATGACGACCGCAGACTGGTAGTCCGCGACCGTCGCCAGTTTGGTCAGTGCCGCGTCAATGACGGGAGGCAGCTCGGCGCCCGGAGCGGGATCGCAGACCGGCTCGATCTCAATCTCGACCATGCGGATGGCGTGCTTGCGGCCGCCCTCCGGATCGACGCCGCGAGCGGCCTTCACCGGCCCGATCGCGGCGACAAGCGAGCGAAAGCATTCCGCGAAGGCATTGTTGGGATCGGACAGCACGCGCCGCCACTGCCGGTCGAGCATGTCGAGCGAGAATTCAAGACCGGCATCGGTCGGCGCGATCTCGATCTGGTTGACCGCCTGGCCGTCGGTCGTCTGATAGGTGACGCTGCTGGCGACGATGAGGTCGAGCGCGAAGGTCACGGTGCCGGAAGTGACGAAGAAGCCTTCGTTCTGGGCGGCATACTTGGTTTCGTCGATGCGCACCAGGATGACCGGCGCCTGCCGGTCGCTCATGATCGAAGACAGCGCCTCGATCGAAGAATCGGTAACGCCGTCGGCGGCGATTGTGTTCCCGCGCAGGGCCTGCACGGCAAGCATGCGCAGCATTGCGTTGACCAGGCTCATCCGTTCTGTCCTTCGCTTGCCGCGGCTTCGCCGGCCGCTGCGGACGGCCGGCCAAACGTGCCCGACGGGCGGCCGCCCTCGCCGCCTTCGGCGGAGATCACGACGCCGCCTTCAGGTTCGACAGATAGAACACGATCACCTCGGGCAGGTCATCGACGACGCGCTCGATCGAATAGATCGGCTCGGCCGGGCGGCTGGTGACCTCGCACTGATCGCCGGCCTTCGGCAGCCAGGGCATGTCGGCACGCGGGATCGAAACGGTGCACAGCCGGCCGGCGTAGCGGGTCGGGGCCATGCCGCGATCGCGGCCGCCGATGATCTCCAGGTCCGGGTCGATGTCGAACCGACCTTCCAGGCCGACCATGGCCGGGCGCGACGGATCGTCGGCCACCGACATCTCGCAACGCAGCTTGGCGCGGACCGTGATGAGGTCGCCCATGCGGGAGCGCGTCTCATGGACAAGGCGCGATCGAGCTGCACGAATATCCATGAGAGGCTCCGAACGAGATGAGACCTCAGGCCTGGCCGAGATCCATCTGGCTCGCCTCGTCCGCCTTCACGAGGTCAACCTTGCTGGCAGGGCGCGCGGCACCCTTTGCGACAAGATCGTCGAGCTGCTTCTTGTCGACGTCAATGATTGATCCAGGCGCCTTCACCTCGATTTCGGCGCGCTTGATTGTCTTGCCTTCCGGGCTCTTCTCGCCTGGCGACCTGCACAGGTGAACGGTGCTCAAAGCAACGGCTTTGACCATAATGCTTTCTCCAATTGTGTTGAATTGCCGAGAAAAGATGTCGGACCGGGGCAATCAGCCGAGGACGGTCGCCTTCAGCGTCGCGTTCGGATTGACGGGCACCATCAGCGGCGCCGACTGGGTGAGGATCTGCTCGATCGCCACATCGCCTTCGGGGATGTAGTTGCGCGGGAAGATCGGCAGCGCCTCGAACTGCGCATGCACGTCGACGATCGTGCCGAAGCAGCGATAGCCCTGCACGTTCGGCCCGGTCAGCACGACATCCTTGGGCGACATGAACGAAGTGACCGAGCCGTTGACGGTGTAGTAGTCCTTATAGACCCAGACTTCGATGCCGCCACCGAGCGTGCCGCCATAGCGGACCTCGCCGGTGGTCATGAGGCCGGTCTTGATCGTCAGGTCGGCATTGCCGCGCCTGGTCAAGTCCATCTCGGCGAGTATCTCGCTGTCGCGCCGCATGACACCCCAAGCATCCGTGCCGACGGTGATGCGGTTCGGCGCGCCGCCGAATTCGGCCGAATGCATCGTGTCCGCCCAGCCCTGGATGTCGTCGAGGATGGACACCCCGGGATCGCCCCAGCGCGCTCCGGCGCCGAGCGCCACGGTGTGTCCGGCCGCGCGACCGAAGTCGACCAGCCGCTGCGGCATGTCCTTGCCTTCGATGACGACCTTGCCGTCGATGACGGCCTTGGCGGCCATCCATTCCCAGAGCCTTTCGACCGCAACGCGATGGAACTGCAGGATGTCGGCTTTGACCGCATCGTAGCGCGCCGCGGGGCTCTGCGAATTGGGACCGAGCAAGGTGCCCGGGCGGCGGGTGAGAGCCCGCAGCGGCGACACCGGATCGCTGGCCTTGACATAACCCGGCTTGAAGCGCTCGACGCGCGCGCCTTCCTCGTAGATCGCCCGGCCCTGAGCCATTGGGGCGACGAAGGGCGCGAGCTTCCGCCCCGAACGCGGAATCTTCTCCAGGTCGATATATTCGTCGGTCGATGACATCTGGTTGGGGAAGAGAAGGTCGAGCCAGTAGCTCGGCACGATGTCGAGTTCGCGGAACACACCGAGCAGGGTGTGCGTATCCCAAAGTTCGTAGTTGTCGAAATCCGCCATGGTCGTGGCCCTTTGAAAGAGGCGGCCGGGGCCGCGATTGCGTTGAGGGTTTGCGCCTTGCGCTCAGAGCCGCTTGCGGACGAGGATGTTTGTGGGCGCCGGCGCGCCCCGGAAAGCGGCCTCGCGCTTGTCATCCGTGTTGAACGAGGCATCCCAATTGAGCGCATCCGGATTGAAATTGCCGGCCCGGTAGATCGCGACGCGCTGCGCGACATCGGTGTCGACCACCGGGGCAGTCGTGATGCCGAGCGGCGCCACACCGAGCTTATCCGCCCCGCCGACGAGGGTGGTGTTCGAAAATGCGATGGCCGCGCCGGTCTCGGTGGTTGCGATCGCGTTGCCGGGCGCTCCCGCGGTCTTGGCGACGATACCGACGATGCCAGCGGCATCGGACTGAGCGCTGACATCGGGATGGGGCGTGGTGAGCGAACCGTATGCGGTGCCGGCACCAGCTCCGCCATTGATCGCCGCGATCAGGTTGCTGGCGGTCTCCGCCGCCGTCGCACCGATCTTGATCTGACCGGCGACAGTGGTCGGCGCAGCCTTCAAGGTATAGACCGTCGCGCCGATGGTGATGGTGTCGTCGACGGCCCCGACACCGGAGAACACCAGCCGGCCGGTCGCCTTGCTGCCGGGCGCATGGACAAAAGTCGCCATGGCAAGGGTGTCCGCGGCCGCGAGGCCGACAACCGAGAAAGCCGGCAGCGCTACATCCGCTGCCACGGGAAAGTCCTCGGTGACAGGGTGCGGGATGGCCGAATTGAAGATTTCGGCGGAGGTGAACGTATCGGACACGTCCCGTGCCGCCATGCCTGGCTGCGCAAAGGGAATGCTGGTCATGATCGACCCTTTCAGGTGAGGAGTTGCGATTGGATGGTGCGAGGCATCAGCCCTGCCTGACCGGCGCTCCCGTCGAGGCGCGGTAATTGGCCAGGATCCGGTTGGCCGCTTCCTGCGATGCCGCCGCGGACTTTCCAGCGCCGGGCTGTGCGAGGCCGGCCGCGGCAAGGCGCGATTTCTCATAGACCTCGGCGCCTGCGTCTACCGGCTTGAACGCCGCGACGTTGGCGACGACGAACGCGGCGACATCTTCACCGGTCATGGCAGGCGACTTGGTCGCCAGGTCGAGCGCCGCCGCCATGCGGCCGCCGTCGCCCTTGACGCCCTCCGCCCCAAGGGCGGTCGTCAGGCGCTTGTTCTCGGCCGCCACGCCGCAGGCATGGCCTTTAATCTCGGCAGCCGCGACGGCCGCGTCGTGATTGGCTTTCGGAATGCCGGCAACTTCAATGGCGGCGGCCGCGCCGGTGGTCTCGCTCATGGATGTGCTCCCTTTCTGCGGGGTTGAGCGCCCGCCGTTCGGCGTGGAGGCGCGGGAAAGTTCGGCAAGCACGCTTTCGAACGAACCGACCCGGTCGGCGATGCCGGCGTCGACCGCAGCCTTGCCAATGAAAGTGCGTGCTTCCGTCTTGCGCGCGGCGGCTGCGGTGAGCCTGGAGCCCCGCCCTTTCGCCACCGTGCCGAGGAAGGCGCCGTAGAAGGCGTCGACTTCGGCCTGCAGATCCGCGCGGACGGCGTCGGTAAGCGGCTCGAAAGGGTTGGCGTCGACCTTGTGGGCGCCGGCGTGGATGAGCGTCGGCGTAATGCCGTCGCGGTCCAACTGCCGGCTGAAGTCGGCGTGCAGAAGAACGACGCCGATCGAGCCCGCTATGCCGGTTTCCGTGGTGACGATCTCGTTGGCGCCGGACGCGATGGCGTACATGGCCGAAGCCGCCATGCCGTTGACGACCGCGACGGTCCGCTTCCTTGCGGCAAGATCGCGCACGAGGGCCGCGGTTTCGAAGGCGCCCACGGCTTCGCCGCCTGGCGAATGCATGTCAAGGATGACAGACCTGACAGCCGGGTCGGCAGCTGCCGATTTCAGCTGGAAGCCGATCCCTTCGTAGGAAGTCAGACCGGAGCTGGCACCGACCCAGGCGCCGCGGTTGACCAGGGAGCCGGTGACCGTGATGATGCCAACCCCGTCGCGGGTGACGCGATAAGGCACGGCGCGACGGGCACCGTTCTCGTCCTCGACGACCGATCCCCCCTCGAATCGGGAACTCTCGGGCCCATTGACGCCGAGCCTGCCGGCAAGGACGGAAAGCACCACCTCGGCCTTGTCACGCGTGATCAGCAGCGGCCGGTTCAGCACCCGGTCGGCGATATGGATCAGCGATGTCATGGGGGCTCCTAGCGGATGAACCGCATGGTCTTGGCGTAGCGCGAACGCTTTCCGTTTTTTGCCGAACAGGCGGCCGAGAGGCGCATCAGTTCGGCGTCGAGCGCCTTGATGTCGGCGCCGGAGAAACGAAGCTGCTCTCGCGTCACCGGCGAGTGGATAGAAAGTTCCTCGACATGCTCGCCGGCGAGCGCGCGCAGCTTGACCGCATGGAGCGCCTGATAGAGGGCGCAGGGGTCATCCTGGTCGACGGCAACGCCGTTGATGCTGACGAGGGCCGGCATCAGGCAAGTTCCTTTTTCTTCGATGCCTTCTCGTCCTGGATGACGTCGTCCTTCGCGTCGCCCGGCCCCTGACCGAACGGCGACGGCATGCCCGCCTCGACATAGCGCTTGTGCCAGTAGAGCCGGCGCTCGAAGACCTCCTCCGCGTCGGCCCCGATCTCCGCGCATTCCATGTCAAGCGTCGACGTCCCGTTGAGCAACCGTTCGCTCGCCGCCTTGGCGCTCTTCTGGTCGTCGGCAGTGGCCTTGGCCGGGCCTTGCCACATTGCCCAAAGCACCCTGTCGCGGTTTGCGGAGAAAGCCTCGTAGCCACCCTTGAACGGCAGCCGGCCGGTGCCGATCAGCTCGTCCACCAGATGCTCGAAGCCGATCTGGCAGATCGGAGAAGCGATGCGATCGCGACGGCGGGTGACAACCGGGTGCAGGGACGCCCCTTCCATTCGGGTCGAGGAATAGGTCGCGCCCTCGTAGTTCATCGTGTAGCTGGCAACGCTCATGCCGATCGCGCGCGCCATGCCGCGCTGCAGCTCGTTGGATACGGGCAGGAATTGCGGCCCCGGAATGCCGGTCGACATCAGGTCGAGTTTCTCTCCGGGCGCCAAATGCGAGATTTTCGGATCGCTGCCGACCGAGATCTCGCTTTCGGCCGCCTTGTCCATGACGGCAAGGAAGTAGTCGCGGAACTGGGCGCGCAGTTCCTTGCCGTCCTGACTTTCGCCGAGCGCTTCAAGAGCCTCGAAGGCCTCTGCCGAAGGCTTTTCGCTGGTCAGCACCTGGGCAAAGACGGTCTGGAGGATGCCGGTCTGGATCGTCACGTCGACCAGCGTCTCCCATTGCAGGTATTCCCGAAAGGCCGCGACGAGCCGAGAAATGCCGCGCACGTCGTTGCCGTCCACCGGGTCGAACACATGAGCGACCATCTGACGTCCTTGCGCGTCAAAGGCCCGATGGTCGCGCTTGACGACGATGCCGGTTTCTTTCTCGGCGAGACGGTAGGCGACAGGACGGCCGTTTGGATCGTGGATAACGCCCTGATACAGCCCCTCGAACTCACTGGTGTCCTGCACCAAAGCGGTAGGCGTCGTCAGGCACATCTTGGTTCCGGACGTGATGCCGTAGCGGCGGCGGACGCCGGCGGACATATAGTCCATCAGCATCAGCGCCTCGCCAAAGACGACGTCATGGCGCAGAGCGATGTCGACCTTTTGCGGCACGATGAATTTGCCCTTAAGGTCGCATTCGCGCGCGTTCCACGCCCAGCGTTTCCACTCGGCCTTCAACAGCTTGATGAAATCGTCCGTCTCCTTCCTGTCGTAACCAAGCTTTGCCAGGTCCGGCATCGGATTGAGGATGAGCTCGACCCCGACGGTGTCGGCGATGACCTGGTCGACCGCGCCTCTCAGACGGCCGGAATTCTGGATGATGTCCATGGCAAGGCCGGCCGCGCGTCGCCACGCGGTGCGAACCTCGTCGCGATGATCGCGCAGCGCGGTGCCGCGCGTCGACAGGATCCGGGAACGGCTGTCGCGCAGATACCCGGCATTTGCGGACGGACGAGGAGCGGACGCGCCTTCCCTGCCGAATAGTCGCTCCAGCAACTTCATGCGCGCCTTTTCCATTTCTCGCGACGGGCTTGCGAGGCCTCGTCCGTCGTCGATTCCGTCGGGTCCGTGGTCTCAGGCTTCGGGGCATGGCGCAGGCCGTGAAGGAGGTCCGGCTCCGAAGCCGGTCTCAGCCGCTCGCGCAGCGCCGCCCAGTCGTCTGCCCTGTTGGTCGACAGCCCGAGCATTTCCGCCATCGCCATGGCGTAGACCTGCGCGTCCAGGCAGTGGTTGTCCGGCCGCAGGCGTTTCCATTCCTCGTGGAACTTGCCGCGCACGACCTCGGCGACGAAGGCCTCCGCCGTGAGCTGCAGGAAATATTCCTTCGGCAGGAAATCGCCGAAATGCAGATAGCCCGGCGGATCGGCCGGCTCGCCGGAACGCAGGCCGGGCTTGTGCAGGTTGGCGAACAGCTCGGACTTCAAGCTCCATGTGCCGACTGGCCATAGCATGGCGCTGCCGAAACGCTTGCGCTTGCCGCGCTTGGTGACCGACTTCTTGGCCGGGACGCTGATTGCCGGCACACCGCGTCCGCCGACGCCCTTGACAGCATAGGCATTGGGGCGCCGCCGGCACCATTCCAGGACCTGATTGGTGCGGCCGCCGTCGCCGCCGTCCACGGCCAGTGCCTCGATCCGCCGCCAGCTACCGAAAGCGTCGTGGAGCGGCTTGGCGAAGAACTCACCGAGCTTCGTCCAGGCGCCTTCGCCTGCATTGTCCGTCGCACCCTCGAAGAAGCGGACGCCCAGCACCCAGCATTGCCGGTCTTCGCCAAAGGCGACGACGACGGTCCAGATGCCATTGTGCTGCACGTCGGCGCCGGCGACGAGAATGAGCCCATCGGCAGGGATCTCCATTTCCGCGAAGGGTTCGCGGCGCTCCATCAGCCGCTCGTATTCCGGCGCGTTGCCTTTCACCTTTGCGGGAAGGCCGTACACCAGATTGAAAATGCCCTTGTCGCCGAGACCGCCGGCCTTGGAGTGGTTGAGTATGTCCTCCGCGATCGCTTCGTAGCTCATCATAAGCGAGATGAAGGCATCGACGTGAAAGCCGGGGTGCCGGTCAGGACCGGTCAGGGTGGCGATGTAGCGGCCATTGCGGACGCCGATGACCCGCTCGGTTTCGGAGATGATGTGCCCGCAATGCGGGCAGACATAGAAGCTCTTGTGCGGATGCAGTCGATCGAGGTGGAAGCCCTCGCGGCTTTGAACGAACTCTTCGCCACATTCAACGCAGGCAATGTTCCAGAAACGCTGGTCGGAGCGCTTGAAGGAACGGTCGATCCGGCAGTGCCCCGGCAGATCGCCGAGTTCGTCGCCGGTGTCGATCTCAGGCGTCGACAGCTCGAAGATCTTGAAGGCCTTCGTGCGCCGGAAGGCGGTGAAGCGACCGAAGAAGAGCGTTTCCGGATCGTCGCCGCTGACATGGGTCTGCCACTTGGAGACCTCGTCCTTGACGCCGTAGCGCGTGGTCTTGCCCGAGAGATCGGTCGCGACGTTGGCGTTGGCGAGCATCAGCGATCCGCCGGCGAAGCGCTTCTCGTAGATGGTCGAGCCCGAGCCGGACCGGCTCACGGCCGGGAAGATCACCTGTTTGTCAGTCTTCGCCTGCCAGGCCTCGATAAGGGGTTGCAGCTTCTGGCTGTTCATGTCCTGCAGGAAGTCGATCGAAGGCAGGCCGTAGATGGTGTTGTCTGGCGCCGTGTCGGCGATGTAGAGCGACCAGGCAAGGGCGAGGATCGAGACGCCGGTCTGCTGCGACTTGCGCACCGTCACCAGATTGCAGGGATGCTCGAGCGACAGGCAGTCGGCGATCTCGCCGAGATATGGCGCGTCTTCGAGCGCCCAGAGTTCCCCCTTCTTAGGCCCGTCGACAAGCACGATGTTGTCGGGCAGCCACTCGCGAAAGCGCGCCGGCGGGCGAGGCCTGATCGCCTCCGCAAGCGCCATGCCGGCAAGGCGCAGCGCGCCGGGATGGCCGAGCCCGAAATGGACGCTCACAACTCCTCGTCCTCGAGCACCTCGTCATGCTCGGCGGCTTTCTCGACGATGGCGCCGAGCCGATCGGCGATCTCGGTGTTCAACTCGAAAGCGATGCTGCGCAACAGCACGCGCAGCCCATGGGCGCCTTCTCGCGAAACTGCCAAAGCCATGTCGTCGGCCTTGTTCTGCAGACGGGCGATGCTCGACTGGATCTCACGGCCGCAGACGGTTAGGGCTTCACGCATCCGGTCGGCGCGGACCAGCTGGCCGATATGCTCCTGCCGACGCAGCTTCTCGCGTCCGACTTTGAGCCAGGCCTCCTGCCGAAGCGCTTCGTCGCGCGACGTGCTGGAGTTGGCCGGCGGGGCTGACGGCGCGTCCTTGCGAGCGGCCGCAATCTTCTCGGAGCTGGCGAACTCGCCGCGGTAATGGTCGTAGTGCGCCAGCGAAAACCGCATGATCCGGTCGCGAGCGTCGCGCTCGACCGGAAGGTCGTGCTCCTCGACCAGTCGCCGCGCGAGTTTGGTCACGGCCTGCTTCGTGACGCCATCGCGCGCCGCGATCTCGGCAGGCGTCGCCATCACGGTTTCTTCAGACGGCATTCAGACAACTTCCTTCGAGCCGCTGACAACCCTGACAACTCAACTTTTTCGATGGTGCGACTGGCGGAAATCCAGGGGCCGGTCTGCCCGTTGGAGGTCGAGGAGTGGGATACGGTCCCTATAACCTTGGGCGCGGCGCGGCAGTCTTGCCCGGTCAGTCGAAGAAGCCGGGGAGCATGAAGCTGATCTCATGCATGACCCTCGGCGGCAGCTCGCGGTTGGCGAAGGCCGTGAACTCTTGCGCCGTGTCGCCCTTGACCATCTCGGCGGGAATGATGACACCCGAGTCCACGAAGGATACTGGCCTGCCCCACCTCGTCGAGGACCGGTCCGGCGCGTAGACGTGGCCGCCCAAGCGCTTGGCGGTGACGCGATTTGGAAACCGGCCTGCCTTGGTGAAGTCTCCGGCAAACAGTCGCCGCATGCCGAAGGGCGAAGCGGTCACGCCAGCCCGCGTCTCGCGCGGCTTGAAGTATTTGAGCGAGACGTCGCCGCCCTGGGTGCGCATGGCATAGGCGAGCTCGCCATAGTTGGCCCGCTCGACCTTGATCGCCGTGCGGATGGTCCGGTACGGCAGCCCCGTCTGGTTCGCGAGCGTCCGCGTCAGCTTGGTGCGCAACCGATCGCCGACATGATTTACGGCTCGCGCCAGCACCAAGCTGCGCTGCATCTCGCTCAACCGGCCCAGCGCGTTGTCCAGCCGCTTGAGACCAGACAGATCGGCCCACCTGATCGTCAGCAGGCCGTTCACGCTCGCACTCCGAAAATGAAAAGCCCCGGTCGCGAGGAGCGCCGGGGCGAGTTCTTTCTTACCGTGATCAGGTCTATGTCAAGTTTCTGCCGCGCGTCAACGGACGGAGGCAGTTTTTTTCACGCGCCGATCAGAGGCGCTGTCCTGCAGCCATACGCCCGGCCTGTCCTCGTCGAGCCAGGGCGTAATCGAGCGGTCGGAAAGCACCAGCCGATGCGCGATCAGCTGCGGCCCGAGCTCGGCCTCGAGCCTGCGCAGCGCCGCGACCCAGATCTGGTAGTCGAGCCGGCCCATGATGTCGCCGCTCGGATCGGTCGCGAACTCGTACTTTCGGTAAGCGCCCTTCGTCGGCCGCTTGAGGCGCTCGTCATAGCCATGCACCTCGATGTCGTAGGCCTGGCCGTTGTCGTCGATGACGCGCTTCATAACGAACCAGGCCGGCTTGCCGGCGCGCTCGGCCAGCCGAACCCTGGCAGGCTCCGCGCCCCAGTCCGGCTCTCGCCCGAGGATCGCGGTTCCGACGACCAGGCTGACAACGCCTTCGCCGCGTTGCTCGTGCGAACGGGCGCGATAGCGCTCAACTGCGCGCGCAACGTACAGTTCGGCCAAACCGTGCGTATCCGGCCAATTCGCCAAGGCATTCCAGCCCTGCGGGATGACGACCTCGCAAGCGGCCAGCGCCGCGACCGCCCGCCCCACTGTCACCGCATCCTCGTGCGGCTCGCCCTGCTCGATCCAGAAATTGTCGTAGTCCTTGCGGCCTCCATCGATCAGCGCGCCAAGCTCGCCAAAGCTGGTGATCTTGCCCCAGGAAGAAGCCTGCAACATGCGCCAGGCCGAATGCGGATTTTCCAGACCTTCCACGCCACCGCCCTTCGGCAGCTCATGGACGAAGGCCCAGGTCAACAGCTCTTCTATGTTCACCGTCTTCATGTGCTTTCACTCCTTCGTCCCAATTTTTCTCTTATCGACCCAACTCGCTGCTCTTCGTCCCAAATCGAAAAGGCAACAAAGCGAACAAAAGCAGCAGGATAGCCGGGATGTCGGGACGGGAGGGTCGAAAGGGACGATGAAATCCGCGCCATACATGAAACACCCGCCATCCCTCTTTGTCCTTCGCTTGATCTCATCCGCGCACGGATGAACCGAGAGAAATCGACCCCAGCGTCCCTTGCTTCCTAACCTGCTGCTTTCCCAAACCCTTTCAGTCCGGCTCCCTTCCCCAACTCGCAATCTACCGTCCCTCGCGGCCTTGGCGCCAAAGTGGGGAAAGGGTCAGCCCTCAAAGCCGTATGCCTCCGGCGAAGGGCCTGGATCGCGGCCGGGCGGCCGCACGAACTCGTCCTTGACCCTGATGCCCCGGTAAATCGTCGTGCCGCTTTTCGCCTTCCAGAAGCGCTTCATCGCGCCGTCAGGCGATCGCCATGTCAGCCGCGTGTAATCGGGAAGCTTGCGCGAGAAGGTCGACGACTTGAACTCCGCCGCACCCTCGCGGGCTGCCCAGTTGGCATAGCCGAGGTGCAGGTCACCGGGCGAAGTCTCGTCATCCTCCTTGCCAGTCACGATGCAGGCGTTGCGCAGGAAGGCGCCGATCGGATCGCTCTCTTCCCGGTATTCGCGGGTCGCGGCAAGCACGCTTTCCGGTGGTCGCAACCCATAGTTCAGGTAGTCGAGCGTTCCCCGCACCAGCCAGGCGAAGACGCCGTCGGCTTCGGCGCGCAGCTTCTTGGGCAGGTCCCGATCGATCCTGTCCTTCGAGATCTGGACTTCCCAAGGTACGAGATAGACGCGGCGCCAGATGCCGTCGGAAGTGTCATCGATGCGCGGCTTGTGGTTGCCTGAAAGCAGGATCTTGAACTGCGGCAGCACTTCGAAGAAATCCTGGTGCAGCCGCCGCACCGCGATCTTCTCGCCGCCGGTCAGCGTCTTGATCAGCGCGTCCTTGAGCTTCACGCCCATTTCGGGTTCCGATGCCGCGACCAGCCGCGCCCCAGGCAGGCGCGCGAGATCCGGCGTCGCCTCATTGCCCCCTCGCCTGGTATCGCCGGCGAAACTGTCGATCGACAGCGTCACGGCGAAGTCGCCGAAGATCGAGCAGAGCAGGTCGACGAAGGTCGACTTGCCGTTCGAGCCTGCGCCGTAGAAGAACACCAGGCATTGCTCGACTGTGAGGCCGAGAAGGCAATAGCCTGCAAAACGCTGCAGGAAGCCCCTGATCTCCGGGTCGGGCTGCACCTCTTTCAGAAAAGCGTCGAACACCGGCGCCGCGGCACCGGGCCGATACTCGGCTTCACCACTCTTCGAGATCAGATCAACGGGATTGTGGAGGTCGAGGCGCGGCTGCCACTCATAGACAGGGTCCTGCGGATCCGACTCCTCGTGCTCCATCCGCACGAAACGCAGCGTGCCGGAGCGGCAGTTGAAGGCGTAGACATCCTTGTTAAGGTCGCCCACCATCCTGGCAACATGCGGCAGCGCTTCTTTCATCATGTTGTCCAGCTTCGAGGAACCGGCCGAGCTTTTGGCGTGACGATGCCGCGACGATTTCCTCGCATTGGCGCTCTTCTGCGCCTCATTGGCGGCGTCGATGAGGTCTTCCAGCTCCATCAGCCGGCCGAGCTTCTCGGCGTCCCAGTCCTTCCTTGGCGCGCCAAGGCGTTTGCGCTCCAGGCGGGCGTTCCGGCCGGCCTCCAGGGCCCTCTCTTCATCTTCGGTCGCGCTCAGCAGCGCCGCCTCGGCCGAGATCAATTCGGCGGTCCTCTGGGCCAGCGGCCGCACCACGGACCCGTCCTCGTCCTCTTTCCAGCGCGTGCCGTCGAAACCATGCCAGCCGACGCGCGCCACATGCAGGACGCGCGAGCCGTAGCGGATCAGGAAACGCCGGCCGTTCCCGATATCCGTCTCGGGCTCCAAGGCGCAGTCGCTCAGCACCGACTGCTCGTCGGGCTGTTCGGGAAGCTGCCGCCACGTTTCACTCGCGCCAAACAAAGGGGATCGGGGCTCTATCCCATAGGCGGCGGCCTGGCGCTGGGCTTCCTCGAGCACGGCGGCCACCTGATCCGGCATGGCGGGGTTCTTGCTGCTCATGCCACCCTCTTTGCGGCTTCGGCAGCCATGGAGGCGAAATCGCAGCCAGGCCGCGGCCAGACGATCGGGATCGCCCTGCCCGGCCGCGCATGCCGGGCACGGGCGCGCGCCATCGCCGCCGCGGTCACAACGCGCTCGGAGTCGCCATCGGCGAGCAGCACGAGCTCGGTGACCTGTTCGCCCACCCACATGGCGTCCTCGGGGTCCTGACCAGGTCGGGGCATAGGCCCGGCAATCATCAGCGGTCGCAATGCGCCTTTCGCATCCGGCTTCTTCAGCGTGGGATGGGCAAAGCGCGAGGCGGGATCGGCCGGGCCGGCTAGATTGCCGAGGTCGCCGGCGGCGAAATAGAACGTGTCCTCGCGCCAGCTCTCCCAGCAGGCAAAGGCCGCGCCGTTCTCGATCCCCTCCCCGCCGACCCAGCGTGCCGCAGAAGGATCGCCGAAAAGCGGGATCAGCCCGCCCTTCTTCGAGCCGCGCATTTTCTTGATCGGCAGGGGCTCGCCGGTCGCCGGATCGGTGAGCAGCGGCCGGCACTTCGGCGAGCAGCCGAGATCGATCCAGGTGATGAGGCAGCCGATCGCTTCCAGGTCGGCATTGATGAAGGGCGCGACCATCGCCGGCCCAGAATGGAGCTTACTCGGCCGACCGCGCTGATCGTTGCCGTGCCAGTAAGCCAGCTCCGATGCGTAGCGCAGCCATTGCGAGGCGCCAATGCGGCCGCAGCCGCGTGCCTCGAGATAGTCGAGGACCAGCCTCCCAAATCGGCCGACGCGTGCGGCGGACTCGTAGATGGACCTGGCCTTTTGCCGCTCCCTTTCGCGATAGTCGAGCTGCCGTTCGGCGCGTTCAGCCGCCCGAGCTTCATTCAGCCGCCGGCGCTCTTCAAGGCGGCTGCGGCGAGCGGTGGCGGCGTCGGCATCTTCGGTTCCCGCCTGGCTAGGAACCGGCCGGTCGAGCACAACAGAGCACGCCTCCAGCAACCCCTCGCGACGATGCAGGTCGAGGCCTTCGCAATGCGCAGCCATGCCGATGCCGTCATTGCCGCCGGCGTCGCCAGCCCGGCAGTTCCATTTGTTCTTGACGGTGTTGAACGCAAAGGTGTCCGTGCCTCCGCAATGCGGGCATGGCTGCGGGTGCTCGTGCCGGCGGCCGGTGAATTTCAGGCCGAGCCGTTTGGCGGCGTCTTCAACCGAGACGTCGCGGGCCGCTTCGAGGAACAGTTCGATGACGGAGCCACCAGACTGCGTGCTCAAAGCAGCGACTCCTGTTTCGGCTCAGCTGGGGCTTCGACAAACATATCTGGCTGTGCATAGGCCTTTCGGATCCGCTCGCAGGCGATCTCGAAATAGCCGGCATCAATTTCGATGCCGATGAAGGGGCGGCCCTGCTTCACGCATGCGACGCCAGTCGTGCCCGATCCCATGAAGGGGTCGCAAACTGTACCTGCCGCGAAAAACCGAAGGCACCACTCCATCAATTCTACCGGCTTTTGGGTCGGGTGGCTCTTGGCATAGCCGACGACCCGGCGACGGTAGAGCTTTGCGGGGCTCTGAAACGAGGCCCAAGCCTGCTCACACATTGCAAGACTGAAGTCCTCTGGTTGGACCTTGTCCCACACCAAAAAGCACTGGGAGGGCGGCAGCGGGAAGTAATTGCCGCCCCAGATAATCTGTTGATCCGAGACCCTCCGCATTAAATCGAAAGTACTTTCACTTGGCGCGCTTGCGTCCCAGTCCTTGCGCTCATGCTTTTGCCTCACCGGATTCGATGCAATGCCGATTCCGTACGGCGGGTCAGTGAGGATTGCTTTGATACCGAAAAGCGTCGACAGCACCTTCCGGCAATCCCCTAAGATCAAACGGCAGGCGCCTATGATCTCTTCACGATGGTTCATTCGAACTCTTTTCCGATGCCCTCGCCTCCGCGCGAGAAGAGACCATCGGCTTCGACCAGCGCTCGCACCTGCCGTGCGGACAGCCCCAGCCGCGCCCGCACCTGCTCGAGGCTCTGGCCCATTTCGAACAGCAGCCGCACGCCCTCGGCCTGCATCGGCAAAGGCAGCTTGAAGAGCGTCGCCGCGTCGATGCTGCCGGGTGTTCCGAAGATTGCTTTTGCAGGTCTATCCAGCATCACAGGTGCTCCCTGTTTCAGTGCTCGTCCCGTGAAACATCGCGCCGGCATCAACTGGCGGCGGCAGGTAAAAGGCGCGGAAGGAAAGCTTCAGCCAGTCGCAAACGGCGATGACCTTCGGCGCCGAGACGTTCTGGCCGTTGCAGATGCGGGACAGGTCGGAAGCGCTTACCCCGATGTCGGCGGCGCAAACGCGCCAGCCGCGGCCGTCTTCCTCGAGCCTCGCCCGCAAGAGCTTGCCGAGTTCGCGATAGTCATAGGCAGCGAGCCTGACCATGCCTGGCCTCCTTTTTGAGAAACAGCGCCGGCTCCTCGCCGATCCAGGCGCAGAGCGCGAGAAACTCGTCTTCGCCAGGATCGCGGCCCCGCGCGGCGCGAAAGACGGCGTCGACCTCGACCTCAGCCTCCTGCGCCACGCGCGTCGGCGACTTGCCGCGATGGATGCGCCGGGCTTCGAGGAAGAGCGCAAAGAGCGTGAAATCGACCGATGTTTTCTGGCCTTCTCGGCCATTTTCCGGCACTTTGATCGAGGAGGCGCGGCTCATCGCAGCGCCTCCTCGCCGCTGCCGGTCACGGCTTGGGAGGATGCGCGACCGGCAAGAATATCGGGACCGAAGAGGTCGGGGCGCTGCGCATGGCGCGAGATGCCGGTGGCGCGCTCGATGTCGAGCACGCGTTCGGCCGGCACCCGCTTCCAGGAGTAGAAAGCCTGGTGGCGGATGCCGAGATGCGAGGCGAGCGCGCCCAATCCGCCAACCTTGGCGGCTGCGATTCTGACGATTTCGATCATGGCATGATGGTAGGTATTACCTACCTACTATGTCAACAGGCAATCGCTTGCAAAAAAGTAAGCAATAATTACTATGCTGCGGCATGATCGCGACGATACGCACCGACTCGACGACACTCGGCCAGCGCCTCCGCCAAGCCCGCGAGGCTGCCGGCCTGACGCAGAACGACGTCGCCGATCATTTCGGCATCAAGCGTGTCTCGGTCACGCAATGGGAGGCTGACACCACCCGCCCCTCGATGGAGCGGCTGCCCGAGCTCGCCGCGCTGCTCAAGACCGACGTGGCCTGGCTGCTCGACGCCTCAGGCGCCGCACCCGTGCCGATCGTACGCGAGCCGAAGCCGCGTGCGTCGCGCACGCCGATCATCCCTGGCGACGAGCTGGTGGGCGGGCGCGACCTGCCGATCTATGCCGCGGCGATGGGCGGCGAAGGCCACATGATCGTGACCTTCGAGGCGATCGACTGGGTGAAGCGGCCGGCGGTGCTGCAGAATGTGCGCGGCGGCTACGGCATCCTGGTGCGCGGCGAATCCATGATCCCCGCCTATTGGCCCGGGGACACCGCGCTGGTGAACCCGCATCTGCAGCCGGCGCGCGATTCCGACGCCGTGTTCTTCCATACCCCGCCCAAGGAGCGCGGCGACGAGGAAGCGATCATCAAGCGCCTGGTGGGCATGAACGATCGCGAATGGACGCTGGAGCAGTACCGGCCGGCGAAGACGTTCAGCGAGAGCCGCGTAGACTGGCCGATCTGTCACCGGGTGGTGGGGAAATACAACGCTCGGTAGCTCCGATTCCGCTTATTCGATAAAATTTTCCGCGGAGAAAACTGCTATACCATATTTCCTGACCAGCAATTTTGACACGCATCCACCGCTTTTTTTAATCTTTTCCTTTTGCTTCGACTTATATTTCTTCGCGCGAGGGTCAAATAGATCAATGTCGTCAGTTACAATAATGTCCGACGACGAACCCAGGGCAATGGCGGGCCACTTTCTATCCTTTTTCGGCACACCAAGCTCCCTTAGTTCTCTTTCCGCTTTGCGATCCATGGGGAACATGACGATCACCTTATTCACCAGCTGATCTGCTATCCAGTCGCGCAGATTGAGACCCACCGCCGCCGGCCGGCAGCAGTCATGATATTCCTGAAGAGCCATGTCCTCATCATCAATTGCAATGCAACCACGCTCGATAGCTAGATTCACGACAGTCGAGTAACATCCGACCAGGTCCCCGACTCGCTCTTCTTGAAAGCCTTTGAAGCAATTCGCATCAATTACGGTCGGCATTGTCTATCGCTTTCCCGGATAGAAAAAGTCGAAAGACTGCTGCTCGGGTCTTGTCGATTTTCCAGCAGCTGCGGCTTTGGCTAGTTCAAATGATTCCGCCTGTCTTTGAGGAAAGAACCCACCCGGCCACGGCGGCTCGAAGGACCCATTGTCTGAGATTTGTATAGGAGTCACCCGGTTTGGTCCGTCGACATCCTGGACATAAAATATCCGAACGTTCTCCCTGCTGATGTCGCCCGCAGCAACATGTGTAGCGACTCGCAACACGAGGCTGTCACTATGTGTCTCGATGAAAACTTGGGACCGCAATCTTGAGAGCGAGGCAAAAAACGAGCCAAGAGCTGCTTGCGCATTGGGGTGTAGATGAATTTCGGGTTCCTGGACCATCAATATGGGAGTTGCCGATGAGCCCTGCCTGGCACGGTGAGCCAACTCTATGCCTGCGACAAGAACCGGGAGCACTTGGCTGCATCCAAATCCTACGTCACATATGTTGTGGTCTGAACCATCCCTTCCGACCAAAACTAATTCGAAATGTCGTTCGGTGAGGTACTTAACTCGGATTCCGGCTGCGATACCGGTTGCCCTGAGCCACCTTGATATCTCGTCGGCGAAACCGACCTGCTCGTTACCTCGTTTGGAGGCGTCGCTCGCCAGCATGGTAACGGTGTTTTCACCGGCGCGCCCAATCTTCGACGCTGTTTCGCCAGAAAGTAAGTAAGTCCTCTGGGGCATTTCACGAAATGCACCCAAAGTGTCGTAGTTTTCAAAGGTATCTAGAACGGCTCTTCTGAAATTTATAATCAACCTTTCATTATATCTTAGGAAGTCGAATATTTCATCAGAATAATTTGCACCACCGGACGACTGTCTTGCCTGTCTGTCATAGCGAAATGCTTCCTGAAACAACGGAACGAAGCCAACCATCAGCGGGCGCGTCTTTTTTATACCAGCACCTATCTCCTCAACATCCCGCCCGGCTATCAGAATATTGTAACGATCTTTTGACGACGAATATTCATATAGAGGCTTATTGCTGTGCGATAGTTTGATTCTCGATAGCTCAATTTCTCTACGCTGAGTCCTATATTTTAACTCAAAGTCACAAAAATAGTTGCCGATCTTCATAGCCAAGCGGATCGGCGTGTTGGCCCGGCCGCCGTGGACCATGTCCTTATAAGTGCCGAGCTGATCGAATGGACCATTCAGAATGACTGGACCGCTGCCCAAATTGTCGGCCGTGGACGACTGGGCAAGCACGTTTATGGCACTAAGCGCACTCGACTTACCCGCATTGTTGGGCCCGACGAAAATGTTCAAACGGGAAAACTCAAATGCTGCTGACTTAAACGCCCGAAAATTCGTCAAATCTAAACTGGACAGCATGGACCTTCTCCAACCTTTGGGACCACTTCATCCCAATGTTCTGGGATAGGGGGCGGTGGTATCACTGCAATTTTCTATCTGACGAAACAACTCGCTTACGTGAACAACCCTGCAAAGAACCCCATCCAACGCATTTGGTGGCATTAGCGCTTAGAACGCCGCCACCCCGCCGCAACGGCTTCGGCTTCTGAGCAGAACCACATCTCGCCCTTGGCCTGATTGATGATGGTGGCGCTGTAATATTTCTGCCCGGGCAGGTGATAGATCCGTTCGCCTTCGGCGGAAATGTTGCCCTTGATGGTGCAGCCGGTGTTGCCGCTGCCGAGTGCGAAGGTTGGTGTGGCCGGCGCCTGCACATCATCGCTGTGCTGCGCCCGCCAATCCCATGGCGCCTGGAAGTTGCCCACCCATAGGCCGAGCTTCGCCGCCTGCGCCTTGGCCTGTTGCGCTGCATAAGCGCCGTCGCTGTATTTCGGCCAGTCCAGCGCTTGCCCGTGCTCGACCATCCAGGCGGCGACGTCCGCGCCGTCGGCTCGTGTGCAATTGCCGACAAAGCGCCCGTAGCGGTCCCATGTCACGAACGAGCATTGCATCGGCCTGGAAGCTGCCAGGAATTTGTCCAGCGCTTCGGCGGAGCGGCGGCCGCAGGGATATTCGAAGCCCTTCGCGTCGTCACAATATTGGCGGCTCTCCGGTGCGTCGATGCCGTTGAAGCGCACGCGCTGGCCGTGGATCTCGATCGTGTCGCCGTCGATCACCGAGGCGACCCCGCCGACCGATGCCGGCCTCGGCTTGATGATGTTCTGCAGGTTGATTTCCGGCAGCGACCCGCTGTTATGCAT